TAGATCAGGAGAAGAAGATCCTGATGGGAGCAGCAATGATTCCAGAGAAGCCTATCTATAGAGTTGATGGTGATCAGGAATACTATGTATTCTTTACTAAGGAGACAATCCGTAGAGCCTCAGAATTGTATCTGATGAATGGTAAGCAGGGTAATGCTACGCTAGAACATCAAGAGAAGATATCAGGCTTATCATTAGTTGAGAGTTGGATCATAGAAGATCCAGAGAAGGATAAGAGCAGAGCCTATGGCTTAGAGTATCCTGTAGGAACTTGGATGGTAAGTATGAAGGTCAATAATGAGGATATTTGGAATGAATATGTCAAAAGTGGGAAGGTCAAAGGATTCAGTATTGAGGGATGGTTCATGCAGCGAGAATCGGCTATTGAAATCAATACAGAATTATCTAGAATTGAATCAGAAGAAGCAGACCACTTGCTCTCACTTTATCTTCTGGGAATAATCAAAGGTTCTGTAAAGAACGACAAGAGATACAAGAATGGGAAGAAGTTGGAAATGGAATCATACAGAGACTATCCTGATTCAGTTTCTAACAATGCGAAGAAGGGAATTGAACTCAATGAGAAGCAAGGCAACAAGTGTGCTACTCAAGTGGGTAAAGTCAGAGCGCAGCAGTTAGCCCAAAAGCAACCTCTATCAGTTGAGACAATTAAGAGAATGTATTCTTACCTAAGTAGAGCGCAGGAATACTATGATGAGGGAGATACCACATCCTGTGGATATATCTCATATATGTTATGGGGTGGATTAAGTGCTAGGAGATGGGCAGAGAGTAAATTGAAGGAATTGGATCAGTTATGAAAATAACCCAAAATCTTAATAAATAGTTGTTTAATTAGAAAAGTTCAGAAAAATGAATCTACAAGAAGTATTCAAGAAGATTGAAATGGCTCTTACTCCTCAAGAAACTCCTGAAGTTCAGGAAGTACAAGAAGAAGTAAAAGTTGAGATGGCTACAATGAAACTCGCAGGAGGTGTTGTAGTTGAAGCAGAATCATTTGAGGCAGGTGAGAATGTATTCTTAGTTGGTGAAGATGAGGAGAAAGTTGCTGCTCCTGTAGGAGAGCATGAGTTAGAAGATGGTCGTATCCTCGTTATTGTTGAGGAAGGTGTGATCTCTGAGATTCGTGAAGCAGGTGAGGAAGTAGTAGAGGAAGAAGCTACAGAGGAAGTTATGGAAGAGCAGGAGATGGCTTATGTAACTAAGGAAGAGTTCGGTGCTGCTATTGATGAGATTAAAGAAATGATTGCTGCTATGATGCCTCAAGAGGAAGAAATGGCTGCTGAAGAAGTTAAAGAAGAGGAGAAAGTAGAGATGAGTGCTGATGAAGCACCTGCTGCTAAGAAAGTAGCTGCTGCTCCTGTTGATAAGAAACCAGATATGGTGAAGTTCAGCAATAAGGCTGGTGCTACTACCTTATCTCGTGTAATGAGTAAATTATCCTAATTTAAATAAAGAAGAAAAATGGCTACAACCACTTCAATTACTACCACTTATGCTGGTGAATTTGCAGGGAAATATGTTTCTGCTGCATTATTGAGTGCCGACACTATTGAAGGTGGCGGTATTACTATTAAACCAAATGTCAAGTACAAAGAAGTACTAAAGACAATGAACTTGGATGCTATCACTAAAGATGCAACTTGTGATTTCTCTGATACTTCTACATTGACTTTGGCTGAGAAGGTTCTTACTCCAAAAGAACTTCAGGTAAACCTAGAATTGTGTAAATCTGACTTTGTATCGGATTGGGAAGCGATCTCTATGGGTTACTCTGCTTTTGATGAGTTACCTGCTAACTTCGCTGATTACCTAATCGGTTATGTTGCTGCTAAAGTAGCTGCAAAGAATGAGACTAACATCTGGGCAGGTGCTGATGCTAACGAAGGTGAGTTTGATGGCTTCACTGCTCTATTGGCTGCTGATGCTTCAGTTGTAGATGTAGTAGGTACTACTATCACTGCTGCTAATGTTATTGATGAGTTGGGTAAAGTAGTTGATGCTATCCCTGCTGCATTATACGGCAAAGAAGATCTTTACATCTATGTATCTCAGCATATCGCTCGTGCTTATGTTCGTGCTTTAGGTGGGTTTGGTGCTAACGGCTTAGGAGGCAATGGTGTTGCTTCTAATGGTACTACTTGGTACAACGGAGGCGATCTAGCCTTTGATGGTGTTAAGTTGTTTGTTGCTTCTGGTATGCCTACTAACGATATGGTAGCTGCACAGAAATCTAACTTGTTCTTCGGTACAGGTTTGTTGAGCGACCACCAAGAAGTGAAATTACTAGACATGGCTGATCTTGATGGATCACAAAATGTTCGTGTAGTAATGCGCTTCACTGCAGGTGTTCAGATTGGTATCGGTGCTGACATCGTATACTATACTTAATAGTTGATTGATTAACCTAAAAGGGGCAGGTAGGCTAGTGCTTGTCTGCCCTTTTTTTTTATACTTATAGAATATGGCGTGTGCTTTAACAAAAGGAAGAAACGAACCCTGTAAGGATGTAGTAGGTGGTATCACTGCCGTTTACTTTGCTGACTTCGGAACATTAGGTGTGATCACCTATGATGGAACAGACACAGATGTGATTGACTCATTTGGAGGAACTCCAGATTGGTTTAAGTTTGAAGTAAAAGGAAACTCTAGCTTTGAGCAGACAATAACTTCATCTCGTGAGAATGGTACTACATTCTTTGATCAGGTATTGAATCTTACATTCAAGAAGATGACTAAGCAAACTCACAATGAGTTGAAATTATTGGCTTATGCTCGTCCTCATGTGATTATAGAAGATAACAACGGCAACAAGTTCCTAATGGGATTAGATTATGGTGCTGATGTTAATGGTGGTACAATCGTTACAGGTGCTGCGATGGGTGATATGTCTGGATATACTTTGACATTCAACGCTCAGGAGAAGATCCCTGCTAACTTCGTAGATGCTACGATTACTGCTGATGCTTCAACTATTAGTGATATCTAAGATCAGATCCTGATAGAATCAAAAAAGCCCTTCCATTACGGAGGGGCTTCTTTTTTGGTAGCAAGGCTACCTAAGAGAGATGAACTAGGCAAATGTAACCATTATAATTGTTTTGGGTTTTATAATTAGATGATTATTGTAGAAGAAAATACAACTCCACAGATTACGATGTATCTAAGGGACTTCACAACGGAGTCTTTTGAGATAGAAATCATATCTGAGGATCAAAGAGTAGAGAAGGTAGATACTGCTATATCTGGAACATATGATGATTTCAGAAAGGTGCTAACCTTCTCTTATGATGTATCTGCCTTAGTAGCGGAGAGTTTTTATGTTGTCAAGATTTGGGAGGTAGGTAAAATCAAACTACTTTCACAAGACAAGATGTATATTATTCCTTCAGGATCTTCAGTAGCAACATATCAGCCAAAATTGGCTACTACGGAGGAGACTATGGATAACGAGTTTAAGATTTATGGAGAATAGTCAGTTCAAGTTTGTTCAATTATCTAGTTATACTAGCCCTGTAATTAGTGAGAACCCTAGAAAGGGTTGGGTAGAGTATGGAGATGATAATGATTACTTTCAGTATTTGATAGACAGGTTCAATGGATCTCCTACTAACAATGCTATAACTTCTGGAATCATTGATATGATTTTCGGTCATGGTCTTGATGCTACAGATTCAGGAAAGAATCCAGAGGGATATCTTCAGTTAAAGAAGTTGATTAAGGATCAGGAATTGAAGAAAGTAATCAATGATTACTATATGCTAGGTAATGGTGCTTTTCAGTTGATCTACAATCAGAATAAGACTAAGATCGTTGAGGTATATCATATGCCTGTAGAGACTCTTAGAGCAGAGAAGTGTAATGAAGAGGGAGAAGTTGAGGCATATTACTATGCTTATAATTGGGAAGAGGTACGATCTAAGAAAGGTGTTGATCGCATTCCTGCTTTTGGTTATGGCTCACAAGGAGATAAAGTTGAGATCTTATACTTCAGACCTTATCGCAGTGGCTCTTACTATTATTCCCCTGTTGATTATCAAGGTGCATTACCTTATGCTGAGTTAGAGGGTGAGGTAGCAAACTACCATATCAATAATATCAAGAACGGACTTGCTCCTTCTATGATTGTGAACTTTAATAACGGAGTTCCACCAGAGGAGGAAAGAGCTAACATTGAATCTCAGATTAAGCAGAAGTGGGGAGGCTCATCCAATGCAGGGAAGTTTATCCTTTCCTTTAATGATTCAGCAGATACTGCTGCTTCTATTGAGCCTGTTCAGTTATCAGATGCTCATAATCAATATGAGTTCTTATCTAAGGAATCACAACAGAAGGTGTTGGTAGGTCATAGAATCACTAGCCCTATGTTGTTTGGTGTTAAGGATCAGACAGGATTAGGGAATAATGCTGATGAGATTAAAACGGCATTCACTTTGTTTGATAATAGTGTGATCAGACCTAAGCAGAATCAGGTGATTAATGCTATAGATGAGATCCTAGCCTTCAATAATGTTTCATTGAATCTTTACTTCAAGACATTAACTCCTTTAGAGTTTACAGATGTTGAGGATGTTACTGATCAGGAAGTGATTGAGGAAGAAACAGGAATCAAACTATCTGCAGATCCAGAGTTCACGAAAGAGGATGAAAAGGAATGGTTAGAATACCTAGCAGATAAGGGAGAGGATATCAATGAAGAGGAGTGGGAATTAACTGCGGTGCAGGATGTGGATGATCCAGATAATGAGGATCAGATCGTAGAGGCGATCACTTCTGTGAGTATGGCTGCAGTGAGTTCATATGGTGATGCTGAGGAGAGATCTTCACAAGATGCAGGGATGTTTAAGATTCGCTATAGATATTCAGGATCATTGAGTAGTAATAGCAGAACCTTCTGTGTTGAGATGGTTGGATTGTCTGATGGTGGTAAGGTCTATAGAAAAGAGGATATCAATCAAATGAGTTTCTCTGGAGTGAATGGTCAATTCTCACCTAAGGGTAGAAGCACATATTCTATCTTCAAGTATAAGGGAGGAGCGTATTGTCATCATAAATGGCAGCGACTCATTTACATGAGAAAGAGATCAGGAGGTAAGTTCTTACCTAAGAGTCAAACGGAGGCTTTAGAGAATGATAAGAGAGTAGCACCTTCACAGGCTTCGGCAGCAGGTGTTCCACAGAGTAAGATTAATCCTAAGGATTATGATACTGCAAATACTCGCCCTATTGATATGCCTAACAGAGGAAAATTAAACTAATATGGCACAGGTACTATTTGTCAGCCCTGCTGATGTTATAAAGAGAACAGGGATCAATGGTAATGTTGATCGTGATCAGATGATTCAATTCATCAAGATTGCTCAGGACATTCATGTTCAGGGCATAATGGGAACGAGATTATTTGAGAAGTTTAAAACTGATATAGCAGCAGGTAGCATACCTACTAACTATCAGACTCTCTTAGATGATTATATTCAGGATATGGTCATACACTATGCAGCGATAGAGATACTGCCTTACATCCACTTTAAAGTAGCAAATGGAGGCATCTATACTAAAGGATCAGAGAATGGAACGAGTGTTACTAAGGAGGATCTAGATTATTTAGTACAGAAGGAGCGAGATATAGCAGAGCATTATGCTAGGAGATTTGTAGATCATATGAGTTTCAATAATGCTACTTATCCAGAGTACAATCAGAATAACAATGATGATATGTACCCTACTAAGAATCAGAATTTCGCAGGATGGGTTCTGTAAGAACTACCTATAAGCCTAAACAGGCTAACATCCAGAAGTTGAAGAAGTATCTCATGAAAAAGAATAAGAAATGAGCAACAACATTAATTGGGGAAAGATATATGAGTCTACTGCTTGGGGTAGTGGGGTAACTGATAATAATATCTCTTGGGGTAAGTCATATGCTGATTTAGCAGGAGGTGGCGGAACACCATTTGTTGGTCTATTAGATACATATAGCGGAGCAGCAGCAGCATATTCTTTACGCTTGTTAGATTCTACCTATTCGGGTAGTGCAGTTCGTGTTCGTAGAGCATCGGACAATGCCGAGCAAGATATAGCGTTT